TTCATTGGGTTTTAGCCAATCAATAGGGATTTCATAGTAAGGACACCACATGAAGCCGTTCTTCTCGGCCCACATAGCATAGGTAGTTTTTGAGTTCTTGCTTATCTTATTGTATGGTGCTTGGAAAACCAAGCGTACATCTAGATCAGGGTTACATCTCTTGACAGCTAACATCTTACGACGATCTGTCGGTTTAAAGAACCCCTTTGTTTCGAGGTAAATATCCCCAACCTTAAAGTCAGGGATGTAGTTAGCCTCGATGACATAACTGAATTTGTCAGGCTCATAGCCATATTCAACGTTCAGACTGTCCATTAACTCAGCCACCTGTTCTTCCAGGCGACTACGCATCAGTCCTCAATCCCTTTCTCAATGATCTCTTCAACGATCTCACTGATAGCACGACGCATCTCGTACTTAAAATCGCTGCGATCAGCCTTATAGCGGACAGCAGTCAGCTCAGGGAGTTTGACGGTGATGGTCCCTTTGTAAAGACCAGTCTCGGTGTCTTTTTCGGTGGTGAAGTTAACGGTCATTGATCAGAAATCTTCGTCGACGTTTACAGAGGAGGGCGCAGCCTCAGGGTTAGGCTCAGAGGTCTTGAACCCCTTTGTCTCACCAAACAAGGCAGCAGCCTCTTCAGCGTTCATGTCACCGCTATCGACAACACCAGCGCCAGTGTTAAGACTGACAACCTGAATAGCTTTGAGCTTTAGAGATGTTCCGATGTTACCAGCAGGCAGAGCATAAGGCTTCTGGACAAAAGCCAGCTTGACCTTAGAGCCGCTGTAGATAGGTAAACTGGTATCAGTGATAGCTGTACCCTCAGTGTCAACGACAACAGGGATCAGCTTATCACCTTCTTTCCAGCGGAACTTACATTGATACATTCCATCGCTTACCTCTTCCCATGGTTCAGGGTTGATGACAGCTCGCTTAGGATTCTTGGATTTATTACGAGCCCATTCAAGCCCTCCCTCACGCTCATCCTCCAAGACATCAATGATCTCTTTATTAAGCATAGCAGTGAGAGTGAAGCCATACTCAGAGGGCTTCAGGATGGCTTGGTAGCCTTCCAGGGTGACGGGTTCTTTAGTGACGTGAGTAGACATATAGTGATGATGGTGGAATTAGCAGAAAAAATAGGTTGATTCTTCGACAACCTCAGGATTTAGTGTACCGACAATGGGTGGTGGCTCGCTTGCATTGATAGCTTCACCAAATTTAGTGAGCCAGCAATCTCGTGTAAAGATCTCCGTGTAGGTTTCTCGCACAAGTCTGTTGAGTGCTCCCATGTCAGTTGCTCGACATAACACCGAGTCATGGATGACAGTAAATGGTCCATTGAATCTTTGAAATGTTTCATGGAGGATGGAGGCATCGAGTGAATGTATCAGATTAGGAGCAGTGCTGCTTTTATGACGAGTAGGACATGGAGCCCCCTCACCAACTGACAAGGTGATCTTAGTAGTACCTAAGAGCTGTAGCTCCATACGTTCAGTCTCATGCTTGTTCCTTTTCTGATTGACTACAAACCCAGAAGGTGTAGTCCATTGAACCTCAGATGCACCATCCTTGATGTACTGACCAACATGTTTCTTGATCCAACGCATGACACGCATAGGACCAGGAACAATGGTATCCATACTTTGATAGACAGCATCCACTACTAGAGAGACCTGCTCCTTCTCAGGATTAAAGCCTTGCTCAACTAATGCTTCCTTGATGTACTTCCATGAAGACGACTTGGTTGCATTGTAGGGGATGGTCATGACGGTGCGCTTTGTAGTCTTCCTGGTCATCCAAGGATGCATCTCTGATGGGAGATACTTCTTGGCTTCCTCAGCTACTGCTTTGTAAGCATCGCTAGGCTTATCACCAGGACATACATTGACAAGACTAGCAGTTGATTGGTCTTTTGCAAGACCTGCCAATATCTGGAGCCCTGAACAAGTAGCATCAACAGCAACCATTAGACCAGTGTGTTGTTTGTCACACGCTATACAGCAATGATAATACTCATGACATGCTGCCATGAATTGCCATGGTTCTTCGACCTCCTCCCATTCAGGAAGGTTGTCTATGGGATCGGTAGCGATCTTTGTGATTAAGTCATGATTGTTATTGACCCATTCTAAACGCTCAGCCATAGTGGCTTTGTCTAGTCCAAAGGTAGTAGCAACTTGAAAAGCTAACCACCCCTCTGATTCAGGTGTAACAAATGACTCATCAGCAAACCTTATTAAGCTTTTACCAAAGTCTGTATCCTGAGGTGTCAGGTATGCAGGAATAGGATATGCTCTTCCACGGTAGTCAAATGACCAACATAGAAAAAAACATTCATCTTTGAACTTCTCAGCTGCTTCCAACTGAGTTCTTGTTCTTACTGATCTCTTGAAGTTCAGTCGATCAGCATTGTATGACTCTGCCATTGCTCGTTTCCAAGCATGTTTGGCTTCATCATTCTCACCAATGTCAGGTGGTTTAGGTGGCTTGTAAGCTTCACTTAGTGGAACGAACTTACCAATCTTAATCCCCTTGTTACTGAAATGTTCAGCAACCTCTAACACATGTGATGAGACACAGTATCTAACCATCTGAAGCTTGTTTAAAAACTTCAACGGTGTGTTCCCGTGTTCTACTGTCGGCTTACCGCGACGAGTCAGTTCATGACCCCTCATCAGCTCATTAGTTAAGTAACCTCCCATGCGTTCATTGGTCCAATCATTAGGCTCCACAAGCATAGGCCATGGGATACCTGAAAACATCTCAGCTGTATTGATGAGCTGATCCCTGATCTCCATGAACTTGGGTGTAGGAACCACAAGAGTTGCTGAGCGACGCCTACGTGTCTCTGTGTGCTTCGTAAACCATCCCGTGGTAGCCATGACCCTATCAAGGCACCAACCCCCTAAGGAGGCCCTTGTCTTGACGTGCCATGCTGGCCAGTGAATGTCCTTACGACCAAAGATGACAGTGGCGATGGTTTGTTTCTGTTCAGTACCACATGACTCATGATAATACTTATCTTCGATATATCTCATAAGACCAGGATGGTTCTCTTTGTACCACCTGAACTTACACTCAGCCTCAAGAGCAGAGCCAATGGAGGTAACAACGTTGGTAAGTGAATCACTGTCACGCTTCATGCTGAACACCATATCAAAGGTGATCTTGAGAGCAATGGTAGCAATAGCTAATGGCTCAAGCCCCTCAATGTACTCAGCTACTGGCTTGTAATACTGACCAGCCTGACCCTTACGCAGCTTCTTTAACTCAGACTCAATGTTCTTAATGACATCAGGTAAGGCTGCTGAAATACTTGCGGTTCCATATACGCTGGCTGATGCGTAGCTCTTCTCGTGAAGTTTCTGCAAGGAAGCGTGTAACTTCTCTTTCCCACAGCTCAATGCTTCCTCCTCCAGTTTTACCTGTCTCTTGATCTCTGAAGGTGTCGCCATAAGCTAGGAAGAGTGAGTATTGATGCTCATCGAGTGATTCTATCTCGGACTGGGTCATGACTGGTCTATACGTCATAGCATTTACATTGTTGGTCTGATGGGTGTGCTTCACAGTACTGTTCCATGGTGCTGATACTAAGGTCTGGAATGAAGAACGTGGGTAAGTGATCCTCATCACGACCAATATCAAGCTTACCAAGAGAAGCAAGTAAGATCAGTAGATCTAAAGAAACATCAGAGCTGGTCTGAATGATCTCACCCGTGTCGTAGTCTACATAGAAACCTGCTAGTTTTAGCAGGTCTGCAAGGTCAGAAGGGTTCAGCATTTGGATCGTCAGGTGAGATAGGTATGGTGATAGTGGAATCAGTAAGGATTAATACTTGATCCTGCTGTTTCATGCACTTAAGTACATGCTTTTTAGCAGCGGAAAGAGAACGGTAGGCTTTCTCTGTAATCTTACCACTTTTTGCCTCTGACCTGACAATACAGGCAAAGGCTTCAGGTAAATCCCAAAGAGTGGCTGCATCTAAACCGTCCTCTGCTGTGTAATCAGTTAGGTCTTCTGTGGCGTCCCATTCCATGACTTCTTCAATACGGTTGCCGAAAGGATCTGGTCTTGACATTGTGTTACATAAGACGGAATGATTTAGTGCTTGGATTGTACTTGTTTTGTTCAACATGATGAGCAACAAAGCCTAAACATGTCCAGGTAACTAATAAAGCTACAAAAGGAGTGATGATTGAATTAGGGATTGGCTTTGGTTGTTGCTTCATCGTTAAACGTGGAAAGAACAGAATTAAGACGGTGATAGAGCTTGTGATTTAAAGATACACTAGGCTCTAGATTAGGATCATAGCGAAACCATGACTGGGTTGACAGGGCGTCTGTAATGATACCAAGTTCTGATTCAGTCAGGTTTACCTGCTTACGTTTCATGCACGACGATGATGGTGGATGGTTGCCATGATCAAACAATGCGTGTGGCTCCGCCTTGGTTGTTGTTGTTGCTAGAAATACTCGGGGAAATACTGAGGGTTAGTCATGATGTACATGGCCTCATCAAT